TGCCGAATTACTGTGGTGTCTATGCTGGCAGTGATCTCTGCTCTGTCCCTATAGGCCCCGCTGCTGGGTATATTACGTTATGTCAGAACCTTACTGTACTGTACACTATCGAGAATACTTGCCTGAGTACACAGTCTATGATCGCACGGGCTCAATAATGATACGCACAGGATCTCGTGCAGCCGCCGCCCAATATCTGGAATTGGCAAACCGAGGCATATCAGCTCGTGTACACTATTGGCTAGAGCGTTGGAACTATCAGATACCTCGCAGTGTCGTAGATCAGCTCAAGACCCCGCTGCGCTGAATTAAAAAATCTCCAAAAGTCATTGACAGAGTCACTGTCTGGTCTTATAATATACTGATAGTTTGTTAATTTACAGCGGAAATGACACTGCCAGATGAAAGATATCGTGCTGTACTAGCTGCGGAACGGCTGCTGAAGGATCTCTGTGATCCCAGCGTGACGCCACGGGTTCCTAGAGCTGTTCGGTCTCGTGCTTCAGCTGTGCTGCGTCATTATCCTGGATCTTGGGACATGGATCGTGCTGCACATAAGGCACCAGAGGTGTTTAGCAGCCCTAATAAACTAGATGATCTACAGATCTTTATCGTTGATGGAGTGAACAGACAAAAGTAAACGTTTGGGCCTCTAGCTCATGCTTGGTTAGAGCAGCGGACTCATAATCCGTTGGTGCAGGGTTCGACTCCCTGGGGGCCCACCAAATTCACGCCTTAGCTCAGTAGGATAGAGCAACAGCCTTCTAAGCTGTGGGTCAGGGGTTCGAATCCTCTAGGCGTGGCCAGTTACGTAGCAGCGCCCGGATGGTGAAATAGGTAGACACAAAGGACTTAAAATCCTTCGGCGAAAGCTGTGCCGGTTCGAGTCCGGCTCCGGGCACCATGAATATATGTTAGATCCCAAGAACCCTTTCGACCCGTTTGATCAGCAGCGCAGGTGGCTACGCAGCCTTTACCCTGCGGAACGCTGGCTGGTCTATGCTGCTGCTGCGGCTGTGATCATCGTGATGCTGCTGTGGGTAACCAAGTAAAGACCCTAGTAACGATGCGGGTTCTAGCTCAGTAACACCGGTTTACATAATCAGCAAGTGCCGCTGCTGTGGCATTTTGGCAACATCATTTTGGTTGACAGTTTGGGCGGGAGGCCATATAATAATGATACTGCGATGTGCAGTGTCACTGGGAGCGCAAAATGGCACACAATATCGAATGGATTAACACTACTAAGCCCACAGTACGCTACGATTGGCAAAGCGTGGAAGAGGACACTATCGAACACTTTACACTGCAATTCGAGCGTGATCATGGGCTAGCAGAGGGATCGGGCGATGACATCGGCGGGCTCATAGTCTACAGCGACTCGTGTGTCTACGACTACGAGAACTTTGTGGGATGGGTTCGATAACCCTGGGCCCGTAAGGGCCTTTTATTTTGGTTGACAGATTGGACTTCTGGAGCTATAATAAGAACATGATGAGAGCTAAACGAAACGACCGTAACCATATCATATACCAAATTGTAGGCCCTGAGGGCGTATACATTGGTGTCACAGCTAAGACTGAGTCGACAGTGCTCAAGTCAGTACGAGCTCGCATAGCCAAGCACTTCTATCGTGCCCGGACTGAAACCAAGGCGTGGGCTCTGTGCGAACTGCTTCGTTCGTATGCATCCAAAGACGACATCGATGTTCGTGTCTTAGAGATCGTTCGTGGCAAGGCTGAGGCTCACAGTCGCGAGCGTGAATTAATCCGTGAGTTCAACCCATTCTACAATACAGACAAGAGAGGTGTGTGATGTACTATGTCTATGACAAAGACACTACAGTGATCCAAAAAACCTGTAAGACCATGGCTGCTGCCCAAGCGTGGCGTACCCGTAAGCACAATGAGTACCTTAGGAAGGATGCTGCGTTTGTCAGCAACGAGGGGCCTATGTTCGATTGGGGCTGTGCGGATTCACAGTACTTTCACGATTTCATTGAAAAGCGTAAGGTCGTGAAGAATCTCATGACAGGAGCTGATGTGGAGCTGACAGCTAACACCCCTAGAAGCTGCGACCCTAGCTCAGAACTTTACTGGAGCATGTAGGGGTTGACAACTGGGCATTTTGGCTATACAATAGAGTCATAGTTAGAAAAAAGGAGCGACTATGCAAACGGAAACAAAACAAACAAACTCTGCGCCCTGTGCGTGGTGGGCTGCGCAGGATGCACGTATGCGCAGCATTGCCAACAAAAGCCAGTGGCCTCAGTCTGTGCATCTCACAGTGGATCGCATGAAAGTAGCCCTGGGCGAGATTTATGCGGGCAAGATCTACGAAGCATACAATCCCAAGCGAGTGTCAATCAAAATTGACAAACCTGTTGTCAAAGATCGTCAGTGGCTCCGGCTGCTGGAAGCTGAGTGGGCTCTCAAGGGAGTAACCAAAACAGTAACGCCTCAGGGCATTCTTTATAGGGTAGCATAATGGAAACAGTGACTCTCAGGGCTGAAGATTTTAAAACAGTCCACAACACACTCTGTGAGCTGCGCTCTGTAGTAGGAGACATGGAACGCAGCATGATCAAGATCGAACGACTGGAAGCGATCATCAGCGGCTTTGAGCGTGGGCTAGCAGATGCCTATGCCCAGGACCATGCCAAGTTCGATCATAAGATGGACCACTACTTCGATGTACAGCAAGCGATGGGTTTCCGGACTGTTTGGAGTATCTACGAAGTTGAAGACCTCACAGCACCGCATCCGTTTGAGGGTGCCCTGCAGGTCACCTATACTGATCATTGGGGTGATGAGGCTGTGTTCGAAGAGATCCGTGGCGATCGTTGGGTAGACCTCTATGCTGCTGCTGATGCTGCTATCCGTCGAAGTGGTGACGATCATCACTGCTTTATCGAAGCATTTACACCTGTGGCAGATCTGCCACACAAGCTGCGGTTGACAACTGGCAGCTGAGGTGCTATAATAGAGTCATTGTTAACACAAAGGAGCGATAAATGGGTACACGATCACGAGTTGCTGTCATGCATGGCGAAGTCTGCAAATCAGTCTACTGCCACTATGACGGCTATCTAGACTACACTGGCGAGATCCTGCAAAAACATTATGACTCAGTACGTGCCAACGAGCTGGTCTCACGTGGAGACAACTCAGGCGTCAAAGAGACTGTTGACGAAATGAACTTCTACGCAGATCGCGGCGAAGAGGACGTGGGCTATATTGTAGCGCACACCTTCGAGGAGTTCCTTGATCAGGTCGAATCCTGTCACGGTGAGTATTACTATGTGATGAAGGACGGTGTTTGGTATGCAGGTGCTGTCTATGCTGTACCCGGGCTGATCAAGAATGGGCTAGTGCCCCTCAAGGACGCTCTGGAGCAGAATGCTGCTGAAAAAGAAGCAGAGGACGCTTAACCCTACACTCTGTAGGGTTATTACTGAACGGGGTTGACAACCAGCCCTGTTTGGTAATACAATAGAGGTATGATGAACTTAACTAGGAGCGATGATATGTACATTACTTTCACTGAGGGCTGGTACAATATTAAAGGTCAACCCACCAATGTTGGCGGTATGACTTTTAAACTAGTAGAAGACTACAAAGTGTCTAAGAGTGGCGAAGGCTATGTCACTGTAGAAGGTGGTAGCCAACCCGGCTTCCCCGACCGTTCAATCCGCATCCGTTGCCGTCAGGGCGATTGGAATGTTGCGGGCTCAGCCAAACCCATACCACAAGGAGTCGCTATGTTAACTGCTCTTAAGACTAAGAGTGCTAAGGGTGCCGAAGTCACGGACTTCACCCAAGTCAAGGTCAGTGATGCGGCTGTAGCTCACGAGACCGACGAAGAGATCATCGAGCGTACTCGCATGCGCTTTGAGATCCTCACAGAAATGACCAAAGCTGTCAAGCAGGGTGATGTCCGTGCTATGATAGTAACAGGCCCTCCGGGTGTGGGCAAGAGCTTTGGTGTTGAAGAAGTGCTAGCTAAGGACGACCTGTTCGATGTTATGGGTCAGCGCAAGCCCAAGTATGAGATCGTCAAGGGTGCTATGAGTGCCATTGGACTGTACTCAAAGCTCTATAAGTTCTCGGACGCTAAGAACATCCTGGTGTTCGATGACTGCGACAGCATTCTTTTGGACGACATTGCGCTGAACATTTTGAAAGCCGCTTTGGATTCGTCTAAGAAGCGTACTATTTCGTGGAACACTGACAGCCGTATCCTGCGTAGCGAAGGTATCCCAGATAAGTTCGAGTTCAAGGGCGGTGCTATCTTCATCACGAACTTGAAGTTCGAGAATGTACGCTCGAAGAAACTGCAAGAACACTTGGCTGCTCTTGAGTCGCGCTGTCACTATATCGATCTGCGCATGGACACTGATCGTGAAAAGGTCCTGCGCATCAAGCAGATCGTCAAGGACGGTATGTTGGACAGTTACGAGCTCGAGCCTGTAGCCAAAGATGAGGTCGTGGACTTCATCGAAGAGAACCGTAGTACTATGCGTGAGTTGAGCTTGCGTACAGTTCTTAAGGTTGCGGACTTGCGCAAGAGCTTTCCCAGCAACTGGAAGAACATGGCTAAGGTCACTGTTATGAAGGGAGCTTACTAATGATAGACTTACCAATCCGTGAGTGCCAATGGATTGGTCCGGATCAGGACCCCCGCAAGGGTCCGATCCACTACTGTGGTGCCAAGACCATTGAGGGCAAGGCTTACTGTGGAGACCACTATTGGTTGGTCTATAAGAGAGGAACGGCAATTGCTGGCCGTCGCAAAGAAAAGGCTATTGATGCTGAGATAGAAAGCCTGAAGAAACAGCAGGAACTAGATGAGTTGGAGAACTATAATGGGTAAACTATTGTCTATTATTCTTTTCGCTGTGCTGATCGTAGTACTGGTAGCAGCCGGACCATTGTTGGTGATATGGTCTTGGAATACTCTGTTTGGCACTGTACATTTGATCGACTACACATTTTGGACTTGGTTTGCTGTACTGATCCTAGGTGTATTCTTGAGCCCGAATGTTAAGGTCAATAAGAAGTAAATTGGTAAAATTAGTCCTTGACCTGTGCATTAACATAATGTATAGTAATAGGACGCTGAATAAAAAGTAATCAGCTATAAACTAACTTTAAAGGAAACACAGACATGAAGCGTTTTAATCCGGAATCTAAGACTTTTAAGGTCTTCAATGCACTCTACAATGGTGCTGCTCTTACTGCCGCTCAGGCTAAGAAGATGGGCGTTAAGAACCTCTCCGCAGAGGTCAGCCGCATCCGTCACAACGGCTACGCTGTCTACAGCAACAGCCGTACCGCTGGCAATGGTGTTACCGTTACTGAATATGTAATGGGTCAACCCAGCCGTGAAATCGTTGCTCTTGGCTATCGTGCTAAGGCAGCAGGTTTGACTTTAGAGACTATCTAAAGACCAGTTTCAAAGAACAAGCCGATTCGCTCCCGGGGCGTTCTTTGGGGGTGTTGTGGAAACGCAACACCCCTTTCTCTTGACCGGCACTCCTCAAATGTTGCAAAAAAGCAACAGAATCTTTTTGGTTGACACTTTGGGCGACCGACTATATAATAATGATACTGAGACAACGGAGCGAAGAATGCAATTCACAGCTGATCAAGTTTGGGGCCTTGCTGTTCGTGCTGATACACTGAACAACGGCTACCTCAAAGAGGACAAGTGGGAATACATCAATGATCAAGCCCGTAAGATCGGTGAAGCCAACAAAGTCTTGGTCAAGCAATGGCTCCGCGACAATGTCCAGCCTACAGAAGCTGAGATCGTCAAGGGCCAGGAGTACCGCGCCTATTTCAAAACCTTTACCATGAAGGCCTTAACTGGGCAGCTCAACGACTTTGAGCGCCAGGCTATGAAGATCGCCGCCAAGGACGAGTTCACGGGCCGCGATATGATAGACTTTGCCATTGTCAGCTGCCTGCCCAGTACTGCTCGCCGTGACAAAGAGCGCACTGAGCTCAAGCGAGATATCTATGCTTCAGAGCAACTGGTGGGCAACATTGGTGATACCATTGTAGGCGACATCACTGTGGTTAGCTCGCGTTTCAATGCCAACTACAATAAATGGCGGGTTCAGGCTCGTATGGGTGAGAGCTTTATCGACTTCTGGTTTAGCAAAGAAGTCCAGGGCGAGTGCCGGATCAAGGGCAAGATCAAGAATGTACGCTGTGGCGAAAAAACAACACAGCTCAACTATGTGAAAATCATCGGTTGACAGGTTGGGAGCCTGGTGCTACAATAATGATACTGGGAAAGTAATTTTGTTTGAAGTTTTTTTAAGCGAGGTCTAAATGAGCAAGTCTACTGATATTTCCGTCCGCACCGTCGGTCCTAAAATGGCTAAGAAAGCCATCCGCAAGGCAATCGCCAAGCGCCGTCCTGTGTTCCTGTGGGGCCCTCCTGGTATCGGTAAGTCCGATATCGTCAAGCAGATCGGCGAGGATGCCGGTCGCGAAGTGATTGATGTTCGCCTAGCACTTTGGGAACCCACCGACATCAAAGGTATCCCCTACTACAATGCCGACCTAGGCAAGATGGTTTGGGCTCCTCCTGCAGAACTGCCTGTTGATGAAGACAGCACCGCGCTGATCTTCTTGGACGAGCTCAACTCTGCTCCTCCGGCTGTTCAGGCTGCGGCCTATCAGTTGATCCTCAACCGCCGTGTTGGCACCTACACTTTGCCCAAAGGCGTTGACATTGTCGCCGCTGGTAACCGTGAAGGCGATCGTGGCGTCACTTATCGTATGCCAGCACCATTGGCTAACCGTTTCGTCCACTTGGAGATGAAGGTAGACTTCGATGACTTCCAAGACTGGGCTACGCTCAACAAGGTGCATCCGGATGTGGTAGGTTATGTTGGCTTTGCCAAGCAGGACCTCTACGACTTTGATCCTAAGAGTTCCTCTAAGGCGTTTGCAACTCCGCGTTCATGGGTATTCGTCAGCGACTTGTTGGACGATGACGACACTGATGTCGATACCTTGCAGAACTTGATCGCAGGTGCTATTGGTGACGGTCTTGCAGTTAAGTTTATGGCTCACCGTAAGATTGCAGGTAAACTGCCCAAGGCTGAGGACATCCTTAGCGGTAAGGTCAAGGACCTGCAGATCAAGGAAGTGTCTGCGATGTATTCGCTGACGGTGTCTCTGTGCTATGAGCTCAAGGATGCCGCTGAGAAGAAGGACAAGGGTTTTGACGCTAAGGCTGACAAGTTCTTCGAATACATGATGGCGAACTTCCCAACTGAGCTAGTGGTCATGGGTGCCAAGACTGCTCTTACCAACTACGACTTGCCGTTGGATGCTACAAAGATGACATCCTTTGACGAGTTCCACAAGCGGTTCGGCAAGTATGTTTTGTCGGCTATGGAGAACTAAGACCTC